GGGTAAGCATATGTGGGGTAAGGGTAAGAAGATAGTAATTACAGAAGGAGAAATAGACTGCCTCTCAGTATCAGAAGCTCAGAACTGTAAGTGGCCCGTAGTCTCTATTCCTAATGGTGTAGGATCAGCAAAGAAAGCTATAGGCAAAAACCTAGAGTGGCTATTAGAAAACTTTGATGAGATTATATTGATGTTTGATATGGACAGTGCAGGACGGTCAGCATCAACTTCCGCAGCAGAACTCTTACCCCCTGGTAGATGTAAGATAGCAACCCTACCACACAAAGATGTCAATGAAACTTTAGTAAAAGAAGGAACAGCAGTAATTGTAGATGCCGTCTGGAGAGCCAAGACTTATAGGCCGGACGGCATTGTGGCAGGAGAGGATACTTGGGATCTAGTGAATACTCCTATGACTGCTAGTGACCATGAGTATCCTTGGAAGGGACTTAATAATTTTACTTTAGGAGCACGTCATGGTGAAATCGTTACGTTTTGTGCAGGAACAGGAACTGGGAAATCTACTACAGTTAAAGAGGTCGCATCTTACTTCCTCTCTAAAGGGGAGACAGTTGGGTACATTGCTCTTGAGGAATCTGTCAGGCAAGCAGCGGTTGATTTCATGTCTATTGAAGCAAGTGAGATGCTACATTTAAAGGAAAATTTAGATAAAAAATATTTTAGAGAAGTATGGGAAAGGGTTTTTTCCAGTGGACGCTTATTTCTCTACGATCATTTTGGGAGTTTAAATGGAGAAGTACTTACTAATCGTATTCGTTATCTCTCTCATACCTGTGGTGTTCGTTGGATTATCCTTGACCATATCTCTATTATGGTATCGGGCGTTGAAGGAGGAGACGAAAGAAGACTCATAGATAACACTATGACTAATCTTAGATCACTAGCAGAAGAATTAAATATAGGGATGTTCATTGTTTCTCATTTGAAGAGACCATTACAAGGAAAGGGACATGAAGATGGAAAACAAGTCACTCTATCAGATCTTAGAGGAAGTGGAAGCATTGCTCAGTTATCGGATTTTGTCATCGGACTTGAACGAGATCAACAGTCAGACTCAGAGACAAGCGTTAGAGTCCTCAAGGCAAGATATAAAGGAGCAAAGACTGGGGTTGCCTGTTCCTTGTATTACGATGAAACCACTGGAAGGCTCCAAGAATGTGGAGGCACAGTGGAACAGACTGGACACTTTGGACAAGAGAATTTCTAAACTGGAGAAGCTACATGAATCTGATCTTCGATAGTGAGACTAACGGCTTACTTCAGGACGTGACCAAAGTTCATTGTATTGGTATGGCTCCAGTAGGTACTCATTCCGGTCAACTGTTTGCTAATGCTGAAGGGTATGATAGTCTGGAGGAATGTCTTACCTACATGACTGAAGCAGAGTCTTTAATAGGACATAATATCATAGGGTATGACCTTCCCGTTCTTAAGAAAGTATTGGGATGGACTCCTAGACCTAAGACTAAAATAATAGATACCTTGGTTTACTCTAGGTTAATTCATACCAATTTAAAAGAGCGTGATTTTCAATCTAAGAAACTAGAACCTAAGCTATGTGGCTCACATTCACTGAAAGCCTGGGGCTACCGCTTAGGGATGAGTAAAGGGAACTACCATGAACAAACAGACTGGCAGAAGTTCACTAAGGATATGGCAGACTATTGTATGGTAGATGTTTCTATCACTTCCATGTTGTTTGAACATTTAGAACTAGAAGAATATTCTCAAGAAGCCTTAGATTTAGAGATGCCTTTTGCTAAAGTCATTCAGAGACAAGAGGACTACGGCTTTAACTTTGATGTTAAGAAAGGACAAGAGTTGTATGTTAGCTTGCTTAAACGTAAAGATGAACTCAATAAAACTCTTAGGGACTCGTTCGGCTCTTGGTTTGAGAGTGCAGGAAGCTTTACACCAAAGAGAGATAACACTAAACGAGGCTATACTGCTGGACAAAGTTTTACTAAGATCAAACTTACAGAGTTCAATCCTAATAGCAGGGATCATATCTCGAATAGGCTCCAATCATTGTATGGCTGGAGCCCTAAAGACTTTACTCCAAATGGCAGACCAAAGATTGATGAGTCGATACTTAGAAATCTTATGCTACCCAATTGTAAAGAATTAGAAGAGCATTTCTTGGTCTCTAAACGCATCTCACAACTAGCGGAGGGTGACAATGCTTGGCTTAAGCTCGAACGTAACGGTAGAATTCATGGTAGGGTCAATACTAATGGTGCAGTCACTGGTCGTTGTACTCACAGCTATCCTAATGTTGCACAAGTCCCTGCATCCTACAGTAAATATGGTCCTGAGTGTCGTAGTCTCTTTAGAGCTGGTGAAAACAATGTACTGGTTGGTTGTGATGCTGATGGTTTGGAGCTCAGGTGTTTAGCAGGTTATCTTAAAAAATATGATGGAGGAGTATATGCTGAAGCAGCAGTCAATGGAACTAAAGAACAAGGAACTGACATTCACTCCCTCAATAGAGATGCTCTTGGAATCACTTCAAGAGATACTGCAAAGACTTTTTTCTATGCGTTCATTTACGGAGCAGGAGACACTAAACTTGGTAACATTCTTGGAGGAGGAACTAAGAGAGGCCGAAAGGCAAGAAACAAATTCCTATCTGGAGTCAGCGGTCTTATGGAACTTACCTCCAGGGTTAAGCAGGTATACAGAAGACGTGGGCATCTCATTGGTCTTGACGGTAGGAAACTCCACGTCCGTTCTGAGCACTCTGCTCTCAACACGCTCCTCCAGTCAGCAGGGGCTGTTCTTATGAAGAAAGCTTTAGTATTGTTAGATGAGAGACTTATATTACTAGGATTAGAACCTGTAGTTGACTATGAGTTCGTAGCTAACATTCACGATGAGTTTCAAATAGAAACAAAGGAGAAGTATGTCAGATACGTTGGCCCACAAGCAGCTCTCTCTTTGGAAAGAGCCGGAGAATACTTCGAGTTCGGATGCAAAATTACTGGAAGTTATCAGACTGGATCTAATTGGAGCACAACGCATTAAAACTGTGGATCAGTTAGTAGTAATGTGTATTAGACTCCAAAAATATATAGGAAAACAGAACCCTTATGATAAGAATACTAAACAAACAAAGGCAGCGATTAAACAGATTCAACAGACTAATAATTTTATTGTGTGCTGGTTGAGAGAGTTTACCTGTGAGGCGTGTGGTCTGGTAGATGAAACAAGAGCTTTTCACTTTCACCACACGGACCCTACTGATAAAAAGTATGAAGTAGGGAGCACTCAGACAGGCTTAGAGAAAAAGATTAGAGAGTCTTTAAAGTGTATATATTTATGTGAGATTTGCCATTATAAAGAACATAAAAAATTAGGAGATATGTATGGGTACTTCGATTCTATTAATAGACTTGGACATAATTATTTACAGAATTTGTTGGGCTTGTCAGGATGAAACCCATTGGGATGATGATGTAATAACATTAAGTGTTAGTAAAAAAGAACTGGAAGTACAGCTAGATGCTTCATTGCATCACTATTTGTCTAAGCTAGATACAAAAGAGATGATACTATGTGCTAGTGATAAGAATAATTTTAGGCGAAAAATTTTACCGTCTTATAAGGAAAACCGAAAAAGTAAGAGGAAGCCTCTAGGATACAAACATCTCCTCCAGTATGCTCTAGATAACTATAACTGTAGAATAATGGAAGGTCTGGAAGCTGATGATGTCTTGGGTATAATAGCTACTACCCCTGATGAATTAAATAAAGAGAAGATTATTCTCAGTATTGATAAAGATATGTTGACTATTCCTTGTAGTCATTATAACTTAGACAAAGATACTCTGGTTACTGTAAGTAAAGAGGAAGCAGACTATAATTTTTATATCCAAGTTCTTACAGGAGATGCTGTAGATAATTATAAAGGATGTCCAGGTATAGGACCAGTAAAGGCTTCTAATTTATTACTAGGCTGTGTCTCAGAGGAGTCTTATTGGAATAGAGTTTTGGGAGCCTACTTGAAAGCAGGTCTTACTGAAGAAGTAGCTTTGGTACAAGCTAGGGTTGCTCGTATTCTAAGACATGAAGATTATAATTACTTTAAAAAGGACGTGAGACTATGGGAACCAAAGAGATCAAGCACACCATATGTAGAGAATGTCAAAGCAGGATAGAAACACCTTCAGATCATAAAGCTTTTTGTAGTAAGTTAGATGATCTTCCAGATGAAACCTTTTATGTAGTGAGGGAAGGAATGAAAAATACTAAGGACAAACTTAATGACCAGTGGAAAGGTGGTAATACTTCTATACGTCCAACATATTATGCTAAGTATGAGATTGATCCCTGGACTTTCATTATCAAGAACCAACTAGGTATGGATGTAGGAAGTGTGGTTAAGTATGTAGTTAGACATCAAGATAAGAACGGTGTAGAAGACCTTAACAAAGCTATTAAATGTATTGAAATGATGAAGGAGCATTATTATAATGAAAAGAGTTGAAGAGTTTCACGATAAAAGTAAGCTGGCAGTTAATGAGAAATATACTGCAGACCTATTTAATTTTAGGGTCAAGTTAATTGGAGAAGAATTTAAAGAACTTTTTCAGGAGGCTTTCAATGTCCAGTCAGCGGAGGACGATGAAGAAAAGAAGGTTGCGTTGGAGAATTATCTTAAAGAACTATGCGATGTTCTATATGTTATCTATGGTCAAGCGATATCATTTGGATGGGATTTAGAAGAAGCTTTTAATAGAGTACATGAAAGTAATATGTCTAAAGCACCCTTCACTAAAGACAGTGTAGGTAAGATTGTTAAAGGTGATAACTACAAACCTCCTACAATGGAAGGATTAATAGATGACATCAGTTCGAGCAGAGATTATAACTAGACGTACCTACAACAGACCTTTAGATGAAGAAGGGGGCATCTTTGAGACTTGGGAACAGACTGTAGATAGAGTTATTGAACACCAGAAGTGGCTGTGGTTGAGAGCAGATGAATCTATAGTACCCCACTACATAGATTCAGGAGAACTGGCTGAACTCAGACAGCTCATGTTGGACCGTAAGGTTTGTGTCTCAGGTAGGACACTGTGGTTAGGAGGGACTGACATAGCTAAGAAGCGTGAGGCTAGTCAGTTCAATTGTGCTCATCTTAAAGTGGAGACTATACATGACGTGGTGGACAGCTTGTGGTTACTGTTGCAGGGTTGTGGCGTTGGCTTCACCCCCGTTGTTGGGACGTTATCAGGCTTCACCCAACCCGTCCAGCAGGTTGAAGTCCTTAGAAGTAAGCGTATTAAGAAAGGAGGACATGAAGGAAACAGAGAATCTTTCGATGCCAATACCGGGACTTGGACACTTGTTATTGGAGACTCCGCTGAAGCCTGGGCGAAAAGTATCGGTAAGCTTCTGGCTTTTAAGGGGAAAGCTTCAAAGTTCGTACTCGATCTCACACAGCTCAGACCAGCAGGACAGAGACTTAGCGGTTACGGTTGGATCAGCTCAGGAGACGGACCTATATCTAAAGCCTTCACCTCAATCATTCACATACTCAACAAGAAGAGTGGACAACTATTATCACGGATAGATATATTAGATGTTATGAATTGGTTAGGTACTGTCCTTAGTAGCAGACGCTCTGCTGAGATAGCCTTGATGTATTATGATAATCCTGAGTGGGAACAGTTCGCTAGAGCTAAGGATAACTTAGAACTTAATCCACAAAGAGCACAATCTAATAACTCTGTAGTATTCTGGAGGAAACCTAACCATGAAAACCTCACAAAGTTCTTTGAGATTATCAAAGAATCAGGAGGGTCAGAGCCAGGCATCATCAACGGAGAAGAAGCTAGGAGAAGAGCTCCTTGGTTTAGTGGAGTCAATCCCTGTGCAGAAATTTTATTGGGAAACAAATCGTTCTGCAACCTCTCAGAATTGGATCTCAGCAAATTCAGAGATGACAGTGGAGGACTTGAAAGAGCTATGTATATCCTTGCCAGAGCAAACTATCGTCAAACTCTTGTCGATCTTGATGATGGGATTCTGCAAAGAACATGGCATGAGAACAATGAGTATCTCAGGTTATGTGGAGTTGGACTCACAGGGATTGCTACGAGGGAAGACCTATCACAGTATGACTTCAAACGATACCGTAATATAGCCATACATGGAGCTTACTCTATGGCTGATGAGCTAGGAACTCAGCGTCCTAAGAATGTCACCACCATTAAACCTAGTGGTACGCTCAGTAAAATCATGGATACTACAGAGGGCTGCCATAAACCAGCAGGTAAATATATATTTAATAACGTGAACTTTAGTATAAATGATCCTATGGTTCCTAAGCTAAGAGAGGCAGGGTATAGAGTTGTACCTAATCCGATTGATAATCATAATGTCCTTGTTACTTTTCCTGTCTCTTGGGATCAAATTAGGTTCAATATAAATGAGGAGGGAATATATGTTAATGACGAGACGGCTATTGAACAACTTGAGAGGTACAAACTTCTCATGGATTCTTACGTTGAACAGAACTGCTCGATTACAGTTTCTTATGAAGAGCCTGAAGTACCACTTATTATCACTTGGCTCCTCTCTAATTGGAATTACTATGTTGGGGTTAGCTTCCTTCCTCGTGTTACTGCCAAAGAAACAGCAGGATACGCCTACCTCCCACAAGAAGTAGTAACTGAACAGGAGTATAAAGAGTATACTGAGAGCTTAACTGAAGTTAACTGGCAGGAGACTACTGGGCACCATGAATTAGATGATGATGAGTGTGTGTCAGGTGTTTGTCCAGTAAAGTAATAAACATATTACAAACGATAGTACCTAAAGAAGGCGTTTTTATACGATGATTATTTCAGATGATTTACTTAAAGAACTAAGAGCTACTTTTAGTATAGTAAGAGTAATGAATATAGATAGTTGGAGTAGTGCTCAACGTGTACTAGGTCAAGTAGATGTAGTAGACTGGCTCACTGATAGACAGAAAGAACTTAATAGGAAGGCAGTAACTGGTGGAGACCATCAGGTAACTGTTAATATGAAATAAAAAATAGGAGGACCGGAGGATGCTAGGGTTACTATCAACAATACTTATGTGTGGTGGAGGAGCACCACCTCCGCCTCCACCTCCACCTCCCCCACCTCCACCTCCAAGTCCTCCGGCTCCAATTGCTGAAGTCTCTACTAAAAAAGTGACAGCTACTAAAGGTAAAAGCAGGGCAGCTAGGAGAGCAAAAGGTAAATCCAGGTTTAGAACTACAACTGGTGGTCCTACTGGTTTGAACATAGGTTAAACTATGTGTAACCCTGTTCTAATAGGCATGGGTATTGGTGCAGCTACTGGAGCTATAGGGTCAGCTATTACTGGTCATGATCCATTGCAAGGAGCACTCATGGGTGGTGTTATGGGTGGTATTGGTGGTCATTTTGGAGCTGTAGGAGGAGAAAGTTGGGGTGCTAAAGCTTTTGGAGAGTGGGGAACAAAGATACTAACTCCTGGAGTTACCTATGGAGGTATGGCAGGAATGGCAACTGCCTCATTAGCTAGTTCAGTGTTAATAGGTAAGCTTACTCCTGGCACACCTGA